ATGCTTGTCAGGGTGCAACTGAACGGCATGAACTGTTCCAGGTTCAACAATGATGTCAGCGATCGACTCATGGGTTTTAAACGTGCAACTGCAATTAATGTTCTGACACTGGTGATAGCGTTCTTTGGTATTGATGCTCAGATAACGGCTGGAACGGGCGTGGGCGGCGTGCTGACATTTCGGGCAATGCATCATAATAATCACCATGTAATCATTTTAATCAGATGCAATCATTGTATGTTATTTCAAAAATCATACACTCGCTATTACAGTGATTTACATTAAACACAGGGGATTGCTATGGGAGTCGAGTTTCATATCACACGGGCTGAGTTTTGGGCTGATAATGAAGACAGTCAGATAGCCAGCGAAGAATGGCTGGACGTTGTTAATAACGATCCGGATCTTTCGATATACAAGCCGTATGGTGAGTTTTTCACGTTATGGTCTGGTGAAAGTGCTTATCCGGAATCATGGGTTGAATGGAGAGATGGCAATATCTCAACGAAATGGCCTGATACCGCTTTGTATCTGAAAATGCTACAAATTGCTAAAGTGCTAAATGCGAAAGTTATGGATGATAATGGTACCGAATACTCTTCGCCTGGTGAGTGGGAATTTACACCTAAATCCTGACATAGAACGAGGCGTTAGTTCGCCTCGTCACTCTCCGTCGCCTCATAACTCACATCAGAAAACAGCACCTCCAGATTCAACGCCGTCACAAATCCACTACCGCCCAGACTGTGCGTTACCTTGCTGATTATCCAGGGCTGCGCGTCGATCACGGATTTAAACCCGGACACCGCCACCGGCGTCTCAGGGAATAAATCAGCCCGCCCGCGAGCCAGGGAGATCGAGAACTCGGCGACACCGCGCTGGAGTTTGTCCCACTTCGCCTGGGCTGCCCGCATGGCGACCTTTTGCGTAGCGTAAATGGTGGTAAGCGCAAACACGTTTTCATCACTGCCCGCCAGGTAATCCCCTTCCTTCGCCTCAGGCGTTTTCTGCACCTTCGCGCTGGTCTTCTTTGCCTTCGGATGTTGCAGGGCGCGCAGGTACTGCACTTTCGGTTTCCGCTGCACCTTCACCTTTTTCGGCTTCGGGTCTTTGGTATGCAGCCAGCTTGCCGAAACGCCGGTGTATGCCCCACGGTCAGCAATATTAAACGTATGCCCGTCGCCGTCGCTGCGCACAATGGTCATACGCGGGATGGGCTTCCCGCTGGCCGTCTTTGCCGCGCCTGGCTTGATAAACAGCAGGCTGCCCGCCTTGATGGCGACAACCGCGCCGTTCAGCTCCGCCAGGCGCGTGATAAATTTCGCGTCCGTTTCCTGGGTCTGGTCAATGTGTGAGACCTTTACACCCCTGAACGGCTCAGCAATCGCAGGTTTGAGGTTATTACGCGCCGCCACGGCAGACACCACCGCCTCCAGCGTCGTGTCGTGATAGGAATTATCGCGGCGGGAATTCAGGCTGCCGCGATAGTCCGCGCTGCGGGCGCGGATGGTCAGCGTGTCCGGTGTGCCGCGATGCTCCACCTCATCCACGGTAAAATCGCCTTTGTTCGTCAGTGCCTGGCCTTTCCAGCCGAGCGCGATATTTATCACCGCGCCGCGTGGCGGCATCTCCAGCAGGCCGTCGGTGTCGCTCAGCGCGATGTCGAGCTGGTCAGCCTCAAAGCCCCGGTTATCCGTCAGCGTCAGCGAAATCAGCCGGTTGCTGACGTCCTGCGTGATGTCCTTACCGCCGACGGTCACCGTAAAATCCGGCGCAAACTGCGCACCGGCACCGATGGTCATATCCGTAATCACAACAGGCCTCCCAGTTGGCCGGTTAAACCTCCGGCCTGATTCAGCAGCCCGTCGGCCTGGGCTTTCATATCGCCAAACATGGCCGCCAGGGATTCATCCACGCGGGTCAGCGTCAGCGTGAATTCAATCCGGCGGGCGGCACCGTTAGAAAAATGTTCCGTGTGGGTTTCGCTGACGCTGTTTACCACGAACATCCCGTAAATGGTGCCGCTGCCCTCCAGCAACGGCCACGCCTTGCCCTCGTCAGCCATCAGATTGAGTGCCATCAGTGACAACTTTCCGCCGGTGATTTCTGGCATCAGCACGCCGGACAGGGTAATTTTCTCCTCATTCACGCCGAGGAACTGCGGCAGCGGACGCAGGCCGACGCGGTTATTTACCGGCCATCGGTAATCCACATCGCGCTGCAAGCTTTGATAGGGGACGGTCTGCAACTGAAACACAAACAGCCCGAGCGTTAACATCATGCGGCTATCTCCTTAATCGTTATCCATGCGGGAACGTTGCTGTGCGGCGCGGGCGCGGTCACGGGCTTCCAGCTCGGCGCGGATCTGGCGGCTGGTATCCTGGACGCCTAAACCGGCACCGGCGGCAATGGTGTAATGGTGCGTGCTGCGGTCGATATAGCTGCGCCCGCCGCCGACGGAAACCGGCGTATAACCGCCACCCAGCAGGCCGCCCGACGGCGGGACAATCGGGGCGGGATTATCCAGCGGGTGTTTTGCCAAATCCGCCTCGCCGTTTTGCCTGGAACGCCGGTCAGCCATGTCTGCCGTTTTATCCATGTCTGCAGATTCTTCCTTGATAACGCCGAGCTTCTCCAGCAGCCAGACCACGCCGCTACGCAGCTTATTGGCTACCTGCAGCGGTGCGGTCAGTGCGTTAGCGACCAGGCGACCAAACGACACCCCCGCATCTTTACAACTATTCAGCGTTTCCTGTGTGGATTTCACCGGTTGAATGAGGTCTTTGAACCACTGCCACAAGACCTTGAGCTTGTCCCCAAGCCAGTCAAACACCGGCTTAAGCGGCGCAAACATCTCTTTCACCGGCTCGAATGCCACCCCCAGCCCTTCAATGACGCCCGCAAAGAAGGCGCTGATCGGCTCCCAGTATTTACGGATAAGCAGCGCACCGGCGACAATGGCGACACCGACGGCAACAATCGGCCACGTCAGCCCCCCGATCACCGTCGCAATCGCGCCGCCCACCGTGCCGAGAATTGTCCAGAGCATCCCCGCAGCGGCGACAATCAGATTAATCCCGCTGATAACCGGCCCCGCCACCAGGCCAAACACGCCGAGCGCACCGATAATCAGCAGCGCACCGCCCGCAATTTTACCGAGCGTGGCCGCCAGGGCTTTATTGTTCACCACCCATTTATCCAGTTTCAGCACGTAGCCGGTGGCGGTCTGTACCAGTTTGCGCAGTGACGAATCCTGCTGATCAAACAGGTCTGTGCCGACCGCCTCATAGGCGGACTGAAATTCCTTAAAGTCGCCGCCGAGGTTGTTCTGCATGATCGCCACCAGCGCCTCGGTTTTCCCGTCCGAGGTTTTGAACGCCTGGGTAAGCTTGTCGAGCTTGCCCGACGTTGCGCCGTCCATCAGCACCATCGCCGACGAGCTGGCCTCTTCACCAAAGATGGCTTTCATGTACTGCGCACGCTGCGCATCGCCGAGCTTGTTTTTCGCAAAGCTCTTTTGCATTTCTTTCAGGATGACAAACAGCGGGCGCATGTTGCCTTTGCTGTCCGCCGTTTTCACCTTCAGCTCACCGAGCGCGGCAGCGGCGGTCCCCGTCGGTGCCTGCAGGCGGGTAATGACCGCACGCGCACCGGTGCCCGCCATCGAGCCGGTGATTTTGGCATCCGCCAGGGCGGCAGCCATGGCCGCCGTTTCTTCGACGCTGATACCGGCCTGTTTTGCCACCGGCGCGGCATAGGTCATGGTGTCAGACAGCCCCTCAAAGGTGGCGGCAGACTTGTTCATGGCCGATGAAAGCACGTCACCGATGTGTGACACGGTGTCATTGGTCATGCCAAACGCGGACTTCACGCCCATCAGCAGGGTGGCGTTTTCCTCCATGGTGCGCTTGTTTGCCAGGGACAGATTCAGGATGGTCGGCGTCGCCGCCAGAATGCCGTCCTTGTCCGCGCCGGATTTCGCGACGATGATTTGCGCGGCGGCCGCATCATCGGCAGAGGCGGCGGTGTTGTCGCCGAGCTGCCGCGCCTGGGTGCGCAGGGCGGTCATATCGGCGGAGTCTTTTTCTAACCCCAGCGTTGCCTGCAATTCTGAGTTTTTCTGCGCAAAGTTAAATCCGGGCATCAGCAACCCGACACCCGCCGCCGTGCCCGCCGTCGCAATGCCGACGCCCGCCGCCCCTGCGCCGGTGACGCTGCCGGCCAGTTGTTTACCGGCCTGATACCGGCCTTTCACCGCGTTGAGTTTGGCCTGCTGCGCGCTCACCCGTGCCAGTGATTCACGCTGACGGTTGAGCTGCGCGGTGGTTTCACTGATGGACGTTCTCAGGCGGCGCTCAGCGTCAGACAGCGTGCGCGTGCTGATGCCCGCCTGGCTGAGTTCCGTGCGCTGACGCTGCACCGATTGGCGCAGCCCGTTGAACTGGGTCTGCAACTGCGCGGCGGTGCGCTTCGCGGACTCCATGGCCTGCGCCTGGGCGCGGGTCGGGCTGGCGGTGTTTTTAAACTGAATCGCCAGCGCCGCCGCTTCCGCTTTGGCGGCGTTGAGCTTCTGGCCGGTGACGGCGAGCTGTGCGCTGGATTTGCGGAAGCCGTCAATCTTCCCGGCCTGGGCGTTCAGGTCTTTGAGGGTGGTCTGCGAATTTTTAATCTCTCCGGCCAGCGCCTTACTGGCGTTTTGCACCGCTTTAAACGGGCGGGTCGCCTGGTCAACCGCCTTTAACAGCACCTCTACTTTTAAATTACTCACTCTCGGCTCCGCTGCGCTGCATGGCCTTATGACGCCACACCAGCAGCTCGGTCAGCGTCATCGGGTTCAGTTCTGACGGCGGCCAGTGAAAAATCACTGCCACGTCCGCCATCAGGTCATCAACGGTCAGGGTAGGGGGAAGCTTTACTGTTCCGACTTCGGCGATAAAAAACCGATCACCTTACCGGCCATGGCAATCAGGTCGGGCAGGTTCAGGCTTTTACAGTCCTGCGCGGTCAGGTTCGGCACGGTAATGCGCGGCAGAATGACGGTCAGCGCGTCAACGTCGGCATTCGCCAGCGCCGCCAGGCCAATCCCGCGCAGGTGTCCGGCGTTCGGCTTGATGATTTCAATCTGAGTGATCAGGGTGTCGCCGCGCTTGATCGGCTCTTCCAGGATAACGACATTTTCATTGTGTTCTGACATAGCGGTGTCTCTTCTTCAAAGGTGATGTTTCGCGCCGGTGTCCGGCGCGGGTTACGGGTTACAGGCCGATGTTTTTGCGGTGCTGTGCCACGCGGTCAACGCCGCCGACGATTTCCACCATGTTCACGGTATCGACTTCAATCACGTCTCTGCCGTCAATCGTGAGCTTGAAATAGGTGCATTGGGTAGTGATTTTGGTTTCGGTGTCTTCGCCCTGTTTGTACTCGCCGAAATCCATTTCCTTATGGCGTCCGCGCAGGGTGACTTCCACGGCGGAGGTGTCACCGGAGTCGTCGCGCTGGAAGGAACCGGCAAAGCGCAGCGGCACGGCATCGACTGCACCCCACTGTTTCAGCACCAGTTCATCCATCCCGCCCACTGTCCACTCAAAGCTCAGCGCGTCGTCGTCCAGCCCGAAATCAATGGCGGCGGAACCGGTCATGCCGCCGCCGCGATAGTTCTCCAGCTTGCGGGTGAGTTTCGGCAGCGTCAGCGCGCTGACCGTGCCGAGGTAGCTGTTCCCGTCGTTAAACAGGTTCAGGTATTTCAGTTTCTTAGGCAGTGCCATGTTTTAGCGCCTCTTTAGCTGTTGATGGCCGTGGCAAACGTCGCCAGATATTGGTCGGTGATGCGCTGACGCAGGGTTAAATCTTCCAGCGGCGGCACCGGCGTATAGTCGTAATCAATAAACAGCTTGCCTGCTTTCAGGGTTTCAACGGTGTTCGCTTCCGCGTCATACCAGCAGGTGCCGTCAATGATCAGACCGGCGGTTTTCATTTCGCGCAGCTTGGCGTTAATGCCCGCAATCATGTCCTTGATAAGCGTCGGGGTCATTGGCCTGTCCATCGCCCACAGGTGCGCTTCCGCCATCGTGTCCGCCAGCACCTGCGCGGTGCGGGTGTAGTTCTCAAACAGGAACAGTGGATCATCCGAGCAGGTGCGCTGCCCCCAGAACTTAAAGCCGTCTTTGCGGATAAGGGTGGTGACGCACGCCTGGTTCAGCAGGTCGGCATCGGTGCCGGGGGTCTGCAAATCCCAGTACACGCTGGCAGACAGGCCGGTGACGCCGTTGATCCCGACGTTCGAAAGCGTTTTATGCCAGCCGGTTTCCGCGTCGATTTTGGCACGCAGGCCGAGGGCATAAGCGGTGGCGGGGGCGATGTCGCTGGCGTTGGTGGTGGTGTTCCAGGATACAAAATCCGGCCAGATCACCATCAGCTCACGTTGGCTGAAATTGTCGCGGTACTTGATGGCGTCAGAGACGGTTTTGCAGCCGTACGCGCTGACGTAGCCAAAGGCGCGGAGCTGCTGACAGACGGCGGCGAGCGCCGTGGCGACCTCCTGATTATCCAGACCCGGCACGCCGAGAATGCGCGGCTTTACGCCGAGTTCAGTTTGTGCGGACAGCAGGGCTTTCATGCCGGTATACATGCCGGTGTCGTCTGACCCACCGATGATGTTGGAGGTGGTTTCCGCTTCGGTTTCGCCTTGGGCGACGCGCACCACAACGACCACCGGTTTAGCCTGGTTGGCGATAGCCATCAGGGAGGCGCGCAGCGTGCCGGTTTTACCGGCCTTGCCTGCGGCGGTGAGTACGTTGGTAATGAGTACCGGCGTATCCAGCGGGAAGGTCGCCGCGTCGGCATCGTCGCCGGTGCAGACCATCCCGATGATAGCGGTGGAAACGGTGGAGATAACGCGGGTGCCGTCATTGATTTCAACAACGCGCACGCCGTGATGATAATCAGCCATGGTGTTTTTCCTGTGATTAATAAGCCAATCAATCATCGCGTGTTGTATCGGCGCAGGCACGGCGGGCGCGGTGTGTGGGGAATAGCACAACGGGGAAGGAAAAAACAAAGCCCCTCTTCGGGGCTTCGGTCAGGCAGGGATTTCAGGCCAGGTAATATCCGGCGCGGCAGACAAATCCAGCCGGTTAAGGGCGACGCGGTATTTTTTCCAGGCGGTCAGGCTTGCCCGTTCCGCCTCCGTGGCATCGTCAATATCGACGGCATCCTGCAAAGGGGCAATGGCGGCGTTTGCTTTTGCCATCAGCACGGACAAGGCCGTGACGGCTTCGGCCTTGCGTTCTTCAACCGTCGGCGGCGGAATATCCCCCCAGGCAGGCAGACCGTCAGCGCCCGCAACCCGCATTTTCCCCTCCGGCGGCGGGAGGGTTTGATATTCACGGTAAACAACATCACTGACCGCAATGCCATCATCCGGCCAGCTTCCGGCATCGTCGTACACGTCCCGCAACGCACGCGGATAAAAGCCATTAGTGAGCGGGCTGTAAACATAAAGACTTGAGGTGACTGCGCTGTAATAGTTGCTCATTATTTTCCCTTACCAGCCGGTGGCTTCCCAGTAACTGCCGCCGCTGTCCTGGCCGCAGGTGAAACCGATGTTATTGATAATTTGCGCCGTACCAAAGTTGTCATTGAACGTCCCGCCGCCGCCATTAATTGCCGTCACCTGAACGTTGACGCAGGCGCTCGGAAAGGGAATGGGAAAATTCACCGTTGACCAGCCGCGGCTTCCTTTGTTGACGACGCCCCACTGCTTAATCATTCCCGTGTCACCGCAGCGCCACCAGCCGCCGCCGAGATTGGCGGTATTGGAATTGACCGGCTGCCGGTTATTGGGGCTGAAAACGCGCTGCCCCATCTCATAAATCCCGCCACCTTCGGCAGAAATACTCCCCTGTGTCGCCAGGTCACCGGTGCCGGTAAATCTGACAAAGCCCGTTTGTACGGAATTCGCCTGATTAACGGTGCGGAAAAGAAAGCCCCCCACGCCGCCGCCCCGGTTGTTCACAAAGTCGGATTCGCCCTGGCCGCCGCTTTCGTTCCAGCCTAAATAGGTTCCTTGCCCGTCGCCAGGGTGCGGGATGGTTATCGCCCGGAGATAATTCGCCGTCACGCGACCGTTCACATCACCGCCCGCGCGGGGAAATGCGCCCACATTATCCGCATTCAGCCCTATATCCTGGGTGCCATCAAATGCCACACCGGCAATTTTACGGGCAGTGGCCAGCTTGGCAGCCGCAACGGCCGTGCCGTTACTCGGCAATCCGCCCAGATTTTTTAATGCTTCTGTTGCAGTTTTTGCACCGGTGCCACCGCTGGAAACAGGTAACGCCGTCGATAATGTCAGTCCATACGCACCGGTTACCTCCAGACCGCCATCCATCACCCAGTTATCCGCGGTGCCGTCTTTCAGGTTCGACGCTCTTTTACGCAGCACCCACTTGCCATTTGTGGCATCCCAAAAACCAAAGTTTCCAGCATTGGAGTAGCTCACATTAATTAACGGATAAGCCGCATCTGACGAGCTAAATTGGCACGTTGCTTCATGTCGGTTGAATTTCACCATCCCACTGAAATTGACTTCACCCGTCACCGTCATGGCACCGGCAAAAGTGGCATCTTTAACGACCTTCATAATTTCGTTAACGGTCACTGGTGAGTCGATGGAAACCGCAGAGGTGAAAATATTCGCTTCCGGCCGGTTATACCCAATGTAGAGCGTCCCACCAATTTGCGTCCCCGCATCTTTCAGGCTGGCCGACAGTGTGATATTGCCATTGTTATGGTCACGCAGAATGACGGCATCGTTGCGCCCACGTATCACTGAATTCGCATTCGTTGAGGAAAGGGTAATACCTGACTCAGGCCGTAAAACGCCGTTAGCAATTTGTACACTGTCGGTCTGACCATCGCAGACAATCCGTGCCTTAATAGTGCCCGCTTCATCGCGGGCATCCATACGCATCACGCCCTCGCCAGTGGGGTAAACTGCTGCGGACAGGCCACCCAGCGCGCGCCCTGCGTGCGGGTCGGTGTCTGTCAGCGTGTTGGGCAGACGAAAATAAACATTCCCCATAGACGTTAATGCAGAGGGTAAGTTGTTCGCAGAGACAGAACCGAGACGGCTGGTAAATGACATATAGGCTTCATAATCATTTGCCCGAAACACAGCCATCCGATAATTCGCCTGGATCGAACTGGCGACCTCCAGGTTAGCCGCCATTTTAACGCTGGACGCAATGCTGGTGAGTTTGCTGAGGCCGGTAATATCCGCGTTCTCACCCGATTGGGCGACACCCAGGCGCGTCAAATCCGTCAGCGTCATGCTCCCGCTATCCAGAATTTTCCGCCAGCCGAACGGATAACCGCTGTCGCTGAGGAACCATTTCCAACCACCCGCCGCCGTGTATGAACCGATGCGCTCAAAAATCTGTCCATCGTTATTAATCAGCCGCTGGTAGGCAGCCGCACCCGCCACCCAGTATCGCCGCCAGTTGTGCAACTGACCGGCAACGACATAGGTCGCACCCAGGGGATGGTCTTCAAACGTAGCAGAAATACTGATGGGATTCGTGACGTCAATAATGGACGGGTCATCCAGACGCTTAACCTTCGTCGTGTCCGTTGCCAACATCAGATTACTCATTGCCCCGACGTCCGACGCCTCCAGGGTAATGTCAGCGCTCAGCGCTTTATTATTCACCTTACGGGTGGACGGCACGCGGCTATTGGCATTGTCGTTGGCGGCCTTGACCGCTTTGGGCGTGGCGGCCAGCACCTCGCTGGTACTGGTGACCGCGCTGCTGAGCTGGACAAAACCCTTTGCCGTCAGCGTGCCGTCGGGGTGGTTGCGGGATTTTTCATGTGCGGCCAGCAGGTCATTCACATACTGCTCGGTGGCCATAATCACCGAGTCGTCAATCAGCAGGCTGATGGCCTCGGTGTTACTGACCGCAATCACCATACGTAAAGTTTGCGTGCGGCCTGAACCTTCCGCCAGAGTCGGCTTGTAGGTGTCCGCCATATTGCACACAGCAATCAGCGTGCCGTCGTCGGCAAACAGCCCCATTTCACGCATCCAGAAACCGCCGACGCTCGCAGAAATCACCGCCTCGGCAATCACCCAGTTACCGTGCGACGGGTCGAGCTTTAAAGAGTTGAGCGGCGTGCGGTATACCTCTTTCACCAGTTTGGTCTGGGTGGCGACCGGCGTGGTCGCCTTGCCGTTGCCGTCACCGACGGCCAACTGCGTGATATTGATGTCAATCCCCGCCGCAATGGCGGCCGCAATGCGCGACTGGCCGAGCGTGGTGACAACGGATTTAAATGTGCTCATATCGTCCTCTTATGCGGGGTAAACGGTCAGCAGCTCGCCCAGGTAGTGCGCCGCACCGGTGTAAACGTCGCCTTTAATATCCTGGGTGATGGTCAGGCCAATCAGATGGCGGCTGGCCGGTTTGGCGTCGGCAATCAGCCGCTCCATTTCTAAATACATGTCTTCGGTGATGCCGGTTTCCAGCACGCCGATATCCAGGCGAAACGTCCCAGGCTCGTCATTCGTCTCCCACCACTCGGTCACGTTAATCAGGTAGCCGAGCGGCTCCACCACGCGCCGGATGGCTCCGATGGTTCCCTTGTGGCAGTGAATGAACCAGGCCGACTGAATGACGCGCCGCTTGGTATAGAGCGGCCAGTTTTCATCCCAGCGGTCAACCGACAGCGCCCACGCCAGGTAAGGTAAAAATTTTGCCGGACAGGTCAGCGGATCCCAAAGCTGCCGCAGCGGAACCGGCACGTTTTCAAGCGCGGCGCAGGCGTCGGCGGCGGCAACCTCAAGAGCCGAGGAACCGACGGGCAGCAGGCGATCACTCATCGTAGCCACCCACCTTTAAGGTGTAGGCGGTGCAGAATGACGCCTGCGTTTTATCCAGTTCGATGTCAGCGGCGGGGGTTTTCAGCTCCACCCGTTGCACGCCTTCAACGTGCAGCGCGGCATAAATAGCGGACAGCCGGATGTCGCGGCCTAAGCGATGTTGTGCCGTGGTGTAAGCAATCAGCTTTGCCTCGGCGGCTTCGCGAATAGGTTCGGCTTCCGGACCCGGGAACAGATACAGCACGGCGTCAATGGTGTAATTCACCACCGTGGCTGACTGGACGGTCACGCGGTCAGCCACGGGGCGCACGTTTTCATCATTGAGCGCGGCCTGAACTACCGCCAGCAGGTCAGCGGGCGCGGTGCCGTTGCCGGTCTGTGCCAGCACAGAAATCGTCACGCAGGCAGGCGAGGGGCTTACCACCGAAATATCCGCCACCCGCCCGTCAGCCGAGCGCCCGTGATACTCATAGGAACCGACCGGACCGGCCACGCTCAGGCCTTCAAACGCCTGCTGCGCCCGGATACGCAAATCCGCATCGCTTTCCCTCACTGCCGCCACGGCGGGCACGCTGACCATATCCGCAGGCGTGATCGTCAGGCGCTCCACGCTGAACGTCGCGGCGATATTGTCCAGGTCTGTGCCGGTGGCATACGCCAGCATCACTGCCTGCGCTGCCTCGTTAACCCGCTGACGCAGGATCACTTCGCGGTAAGCGTTCTCCTCCAGCAGCTTCACCATCGGCTCAGATTCCAGCGTCAGCGTGCGGGCGATGGCGGCCTGCTGGTCTTCGGGATACAGCGATACCAGCGTGGCTTTGCGTTCCGCCAGGAGGGTTTCGTAATCCAGCACTTCCACCACGTCGGGGGCGGGTAACTGGCTCAGGTCGATAGTTGCCATAATTCAGCTCACGGGTAGGGTTAAGGAAATGGCGGCGGACGTGTCTTTGCGGGTGCCGGTGAGTTCCACCACCGCTTTCCCGTCGAACGTCGTTTCAAAGGTGATGCCGGTCAGGCTGACGCGTGGCTCCCATTTCAAAATCGCGCTGTAACAGGCCGCCATGATTTGCAGGCGCAGCGCCGCATTCTGCGGGCGGTCAGTCAGCATCGATAGCAGTGAACCATAGTCACGGCGCATGACGCGGGAGCCGACGGGCGTGCGCAGAATGTCGCTGACCGACTGCTGAATATGTGCCAGGTCTTCGACGCTGCGCCCCGTGTCGCGAGCCAGGCCGATGTATTTCGCGTTAGTCATTTTTGAACAATAAATAGAGGCCAATACCACCCACCAGCCACCAGCCAGGCGTCCCGTTTGCCAGCATGACGCCCGCTGTCGTTGCTGCGAAAACAGACAGAAAAACGCTTAGATTCTTACTCATACCATCCTCTTTATGTTGTCGGTGCGCCGGTACTGCCGCCGCCCGTCTGGACGCCACTGTGTTTATGGGTATGAACAACAATGCCGTTTGACGTCAGGCTGCCGCCGGAATGGGTGAGGTTTCCGGTCATCGTGCCGCCCTGTTTCACCTCCAGGCTGCCCGTGGTGAGCTTGTTGGTGCAGACCACTTCCGGCGTGTCGAGCGTGATGCGCGTTTTCGCCGTGCAGGTGATATCCGGTGCAGTCACAGCGACTTTTTCCGACGCGTTTACCGTGGCGGATTTAATGCCGGTTGCCAGCAGTGCGCCGGTTTTGGGTTCGTACTCGATCACCGCGCCGTCAGGGAAAGTGACGTGTACGGCATCGGCTGACGCTGACGGCGCGGGGAATTCATCAGAGAAAACGCCTGGCATCACAAAGGCGGTATCCAGCTCACCGCCCAGGCAAAACAATAAAACCTGCTCACCGGCAGACGGTGCCCACCAGGAACGCGAGCGCCCTGCGCGGGAGGTCAGCCAGTGCAGCCAGTCGGTGACGTTGCCGCCGGTGTTCACGCGACAGGTGCCCGCAACTAAATCCACCTCGGCAACGGTGCCAATGCGGATCAGATTGCGCAGCAGGCGCGGAATATCGTTGTTTGGGATGGATGTATTCATGGATAAAAGAATGCCGCCCTGTCAGGCGGCATACAATTTGAGGCGGGTTGTCTACAGAAGGCACAACGGGATCGAGATAAAGTTACTTGAGTTTTTTCTTATTGAGGTAGGCAATAAATTTTTGGCCTTTATTTGTCAAAACGAAACGAGTCCAGTCTACCTTTTGAACTTTTTCATTAATTACAATTCCATAGATATGCAATTGCGGACAAATGTGTTCGAATATAAAAAACTCCCATTCACTAGAATCCCCTTTATTAGTCACCCCGAAAATAAGCATATCCCAATGCAAAGATATCACACCTAACAATGTTATATTCATATCTCCTTTATTAGTTATTGCATCTGGAATTGTTATATCTATTTTAGATAGCACTTCTGAAATTTCGTCAAATTCACTTTCATCATTCACTTCTTTTCCTTTTGCTACTGAAAGTTTTGCATTCTCTCTTTTAAGCTTTTCATTCTCTACAATGAGCGTGCTGATTTCACTAATCAGAGATTTTGTATCAGGTACTTCTGCCCCGGAAATCCACCCAGATACATCATCCCGGTCTGCAATTTGAGGAAGGCTTGCCATGATGGCAAGTTGAATATCTTTCACGTCATCGTAAAAAGATATCATTTTTTTATGTACTTTTGCTCTAAAAGTTTTTAACTCTTTAGGATATTCAAGCTCAGTAACCTCAGTGCCTTGCTTTTGGATTTTATATTTTAAAGCTTGTTCATTTATTACTATGGAAAAAAGTGGCTTCTTCTTCTTAATTGCATAATTGAATTCTTTTTCCGTATAACTTATGCCTGTTACATGATCGATACTCCCATATCTACCGCCTAAAATAAGCATATAGACATCAGATTCATCAATCCATTTCTCAATTGTTTCCCATTGACTTTTATCATTTGCTGTAAACAATTCCATCCCCGCAGGAATGTGTCCCAATTTCAAAATCGCACTAACTGCAGCTTGTCTTTCATCTTTGAGATCAATAAAAGTAGATGAGACGAAAACCTGTAATTTTTTCTTCATCGAAATTTTCCATATAACCGATTATAAGATTTAATGCAAAAGTCATATGTAAAACTAAGGTTTAAAAATGGTCAAGTTTTTTCAATATCTAATTGCTCAATAATTTTATCAGTTCATCTTCCACAATTTTCATATCCTCCGCGTCCAGCCCTAACAGCGGGCGCGCCGGATACTGCATTTCTTTTGCCCTGACCGACGGGCGATCCCGCAGCCCGTACTGATGCACTTTTGCCATCCGTTGCACCTGTCCGGTAAATTCCACCACGGCGTCGTCAGCGGTACCTTTGGCCTTCATGTATTTTGCCGTGCGCAGTTTGGCGAACATTTCCCGCTTAATGCGGCCTTTCTTTGCCCGCAACGGCTGCGGGCGGCGCGGCGTGAACGGCTGCCCTTCCGGCGTGACCTGCTGCTTAATGCGCTGCTGCTGATGTTTGCGCAGATGCTTCGCAATGGTCGCCGCCATCGCCTTCCGGCTTTGTGGTGACAGCGCGGCTATCAGCCCCGCCAGGCGGGTATCAAACGCTGAAAGCTCATTCATTCCACTGACTCACTAACTCGCCATGCAGATACAGTTCACGCGGCCTTTCCACCGGCTCTGGCAGAGGCGGTTCCGGAAAATGCTCCACATACAGACCGGCATCAATCTGTTTCACGATCACGCGCTCGGTGAGCTGCACATCAATCGCGATATCGTAGGAACCATCATCCAGCATATCGGCCTTAAACTTAAAGCCGCTCTGCTGCTTTTCCGGTGTCGCCATGATGTCCGGCTGGTTCTCACGCAACCACGCCAGGATCGGCACAATAATCAGATCACAGTCCTGGGCAAAGTTGGTGATCAGCAGCTCGGTCTGATACTGGTATTCAAACGACAGCGAACTGGCTAACGTGGAAACAATACGCCCGTTATCCACAAACATCCGCAGGGTGTCGGGGCTGGTTTGCAGCACTGGCACCGCATCAGTTAACGCTTTTCTCAGCTGGGCGGGTTTTAACACGGTGTTCCTCCTGGCATTGTTTGACTGCTTCCACCTGGAGGCCGCAGGCCGTCAGCGCGGCCTCCAGGTTTCTGACATCACTGCTTAAGTCGCCGTTAGTGACCGGTGAGCTTGCCGGTATCGGGCAACTCGTTACCGCCGGACAACCAACGTAAATAATCTGCGGCGCTGGCAAAGGCGGGACGCGCGTGCATCCGGCTAATAGCGTCAGGCAGACGAGCGCCATACCAATCGCGCATTTCCTGGTTTTCATTAAGTAACCTTTGAATATGGTATTCACGGACGCGTGCCTGCTCACCCGCCCGTGAGAGCTGGGTGCGCAGGCTTTGTTCCTGGCGTTCCCGCGTTACGGCATCATCGTTCAGGCGGTGAATGGCGTTGTCGCGGCTATCAATACCGGCGGACAGGGTGCCGATAATGCGCTGCGCCTGGTCGGCTTCATCATGTAGGCCACCAATCCGCCAGGTTTGCAGCCCCGCCAGGGCAAGCGCCGCCAGCAGTAACACAATTAAAATGCGCATCAGACTCCCCGCAGGCAGTAAGCCAGCTCATTCGCGCGGCGGCGTTCCAGGCCGGTGACCCGGACACCGTTCACAAACACCCAGCGCGGCAACTGTTCGCAGGCGTCCCGCCATTTCCCCTTGCTGATAAAAAACGCCAGCGTGGATTGACACGCCGCCGCCACGCCGACGTTAAAGGCAAAGGACACCACGGCGTCATACACAGGCTGCGGCATGGCAACAGGCATACAGCGCGCAATGCCTTTCTCCACACGCATCACGTCTTCCACCAGATTCACGGCGGCCTGACGTTCGCTGATTTGGGTCTGCGGCCTCACGCCTGCGGTGTGCCCAATGCCGTTTGTCCAGACGCCTGCGCTGCACTGATAGGCGGACAGGCGGCAGCCTTCAAAATCGGCAATCAGTGCCAGACCGGCGGCGGACGTTTTCAACGTGGGCGTTTGCGGCAGCAGCGCGGCAATCGCAAGTACAGCGGCGACGGCGCAGCGTCTAACGATTGATGGCTGCATTAATGTCCCCCCTGACGCCCATGGTTTTCAGCAGGCGGTACGTTTTGCGCCGGTAGTACCAGTTCACCAGGAAGGTGGCGACGCCGACGCCTGCCCCCACCAGAAAGGCGATATCCTGCGGTGACATTGCGCCGAGCCAGGCAAGAAAGGCCGCGACGCAGTAACAGATAAACGAGGTGATGCGCTCCATGGTCATCAGTCCCAAAGTGAGACGGTTTCACTGACTGCGGCCTGGGGTATGTCCGGCAGCTCCACCGCGTAGCCATGGGGCAGAATTGCCCCCTGTGCGGCTAAGCCAACGTTAGCCGCGTAAACTTTTTCAACTACCGAACCAGTGCGCCCGTAGTACCGCCAGCAGAGCGAATCCACGGTGTCGCCCTGTTCGGCAGTGACTTTCATCAGAGCAGCCCGATGATGCAGTGAGACACACCGGCGACGTCGCTAATGGCGTTGCGTCCGTCCCGCCATAAGTCATCCACCGTGCTTTCCACGATTTCGGCCTTTTTACTGCCCTTGTCGGTGGTATCACTGTTCGGGTAACGCTCCGCCAGGAAGGCAGCCGTAATAGACGCCACGGCGCGCTGATAGGCGCAGACCTTCACGCTTTCGTCATCAATCTGATCGGCGGGGACATCCGCCAGGCGATTAAATCCCTGGGCAATCTGCGCATCGCGAAAGCTGTACAGCTCGGCGTTCACTTCGGTCATGGCAAACTTTGCAGCGGTGCGCAGGCGTTTTGCTGTGACGGTGCCCTCCAGTCGCAGGGTGTCGCGCAGCTCAACCGGATCCACATCAGGCCAGAAATGGGTGTTTTTAATCGCGGGTTCCGTCGCGGCGTCCGGCTTTGGTGCAGGTACAACAAGGGACATAGTGACCTCTGAATGGGGGGCGGTGGACGCCAGCGTCGAACAGGGTCAAAGACCGGTCTCGGCTGGCGTGCCGCCCTGCGCGGGGCGCATGCTTTTTAGCGGCCGGATGCCTTTTTAATGGCAGACTCCAGGCGCTCAATGTCTTTTTTTACGCCTGATTTGCCGTCGAGAATGAGGGCACTTTTCAGACGCTCCAGGGCTAACGTGTCCTTGCCGCCGTCGCGGTAGAGATAGCCGATAATTTTGTGCAACTGGGCACGGACTTTATCGGGCATATCCTCAGCGTCAGTCAGTTCCAGCACTTCCAGCATCAGCTCAATGCTGACCGGCTCACCGGCGGCGCGGGCACGCGTGGCCTGGTCGATCACCTCCTCGGTGAAGGCACAGCCCGCCGTGCGGGTGCCGAACGGCATCGCAAGCCGGTGTTTAAAGGCGTAGCGGGCAATGTTCAGCGCACCGGCGATATCACCGGCGTCAATCCGCCAGATCATCACGGTCATCAGGATGGCGTCCTGTGCGCCGTTCCCTTCGGCCAGCACGCCAGACACCCACGGGGCGTATTCAGGAAGCAGCTTGCGTTTCAATTCCGCTTTCGCCTGGAAGGACTGGAGCTTATGCAGTGCCTGCTTATCCGCATTCAGCTTTTGCATTTGCAGTTCATAGCCGGTGGCATGGGTCAACTGACCGGCGGCCTGCTGTGCGGCGTTGATGGCGGACTGTCGCAACATGTGACGACGGCAAGGGCTAATCATGTTATGTCCCCCTTTATTCCGCTGATTCAGGCGCGGCAGCTTTGAAGGTGCCGATCTGGATATTTTCGACCAGGCAGCCGCCGCGATAGTCTTCCACCACGAAATCCTCATTAATGGATTCGTAGTTTTCGATACGGTCACGCTTTGGCACTTCTTCGATGTGGCGGCGGTGCGTGCCGTCCTGCCAGTAAATGGACAGGTTATCCAGGCGGGTGATCATGAACGCATTGGCAGGGAAACCGGGCACGCGCACCGCCGGTAGGTTACCGATGCGCTTCTGACTGATAATCATGTCCGCCGCCAGGCTTTCCGAGTTCTCCTGCGCCTTGTTCACCAGCGGGAAATACTTGTCGGCCAGCAACTGACGACCGCAGATCACCACCAGGCCGGTATCGTCCTGATAAATCGGGTCAACCATGTTGTTAGTGGCATCCATCACCAGCGCGTCCAGATTCTCAAAGTCGCCCCCGGCACCGACGCGGACGGTCGCGGAAAGCACGGCGTCATCCTCACCGAGAATTTTGCTCATCACGCGCTCCGGCGCATTCTCGCGGTACTTTTGCAGCCAGCCCACGTTCACGTCTTGCAACAGCGGGTTTTTGGTGCGGTTCGATGTCGCCGCACGCTTCACGCCGTTAAAACCGATGGTGATGCGGTCCAGTGCCTGACGTTTCACGATGGCGTCACGTAAACGCGCCTGGAAATCCTGGTAACGCGCCCACAAATCCAGCGTGGCGTAACGGAAATGGAAATCGTAGTTCGTCTGGCGGCACTCATAACCCTCAGCGGTCAGGGTGTTGAAATCAGCCGTCTGGCGTTCACCGGTGCCGCTGGTATCTGCCGTGCTGGCAATGGAGCCGGACACGCCGACGCCGACCTTTTCACCCTTCATTTCATCCACGGGGATGATGTTAATCATCTGCAGGAAGGCGGAAGATTCCTGCACGCGGGTCATCAGCGTTTGCGTCACCGACGGCTCCACGCTGAATTTTTTATCCAGGTCGCCGGTGTCCACCGAGTTCAGCTCGGCAATGCGGGACAGGTAGGCGTTAAATTGAAAACGGGTTGTTTGTTTCATGCGTTTTTTTCCAAATGGGTTAACGGGTTAATCGCGAGCATTGTGCTTAGCAGTCGGTGAAATGGGCTGCATCACCCTTGCCGCCGCCGCTGGACACGGGGCGCTGCGTGTAGCTCTGCGGCGCGGACTTCTCCAGCTTGCCTTTCAGCGTGCTGAACTGTTCGCGGTCATCTTTCGCGTTTTGCTCCAGCGCGTTCAGGCGTTGTGTCACGGTGTTTTCCAGCGCGGACAGCTTTTCTTCACTGGCTTGCAGGCCGGTTTCGACGTGCTCCACCACCACTTCCACGGCGTCGTGGACGTCTTTGAAGCGGGCATCATCCGAGGCAGATTTGCTGGAAAGCAGTTGTTTCACGCGGGAGAACAGCGACGGGGCGGCCGGGGCTTCTTCCACGAACTCGAACGCCGTTTCTTCGGCGGCGGTAAAGAGGTTTCCGGCGTCCTGTTTGCGGCTCGCCAGCGGGTTTTGCTGCGCCTTCGCGCTGAATTGCAGGTACTCGGTGCCGAGGCTGGCGGGGCTGTCGGTCACGGCCAGGCCGATCAGGTAGGCTTTGCCGGTGTCGGAAAACGAGGGGTTCACTTCGATGGAGGTGTAAACCTTCTGGCGGGCTTTCACCATCGAGACTAAATCAGGCGTCGGGTCGATATCGGCATACAGTGCCAGCTTGCCTTTCAGGGCACCGTCAGCCACTTCTTCGGCGTAAACGCCGGTGACATCGCCGTACATACGAAACGCACTGTCAGGGAAATAGCCCTTGATGTGCTCCATGTTGATGCGTGCGCCGTAGACCTTCGGGTCATAGGTCGCCGCCATCTGTTCAATCCAGTCGCGGGTGATTTCGCGCCCGTCGGTGGTTGCCCCTTCGGTACAGATGCGAAAGCGCTTTGCTTTTGTTGCCATGTGTCGGACTCCAGTCGGTGTGTGCTTCTGAGAAATCCAAGTTTCCCGACAGATGCCCAACATCGCCAGCCGATGCGGGTTGATGCTTGATGGCACAACGTGGGCAGCAGGAAAATCAGCGTGCCGCCCGTTAACGTGGCAGTCATGAAAACGACTCACTCAACCATCATCAGCGACCCACGGCGACAGGCGGCACTGCTTTACTGGCAGGGTTTTTCCGTTCGCCAGATTGCGGAAACGCTGAGCCAAAAAACGCCAACCGTGCAGAGCTGGAAAACGCGGGATAAATGGGAAGACATCGCGCCGATTTCCCGCGTGGAATCGAGCCTGGAAGCGCGCCTGATCCAGCTTGTGACCAAAGACGTGAAAGGGAATGCGGATTACAAAGAGATTGATGCTTTAGGCCGGATGATTGAACGCCTGGCCAGGGTGAACCGGTATAGCCAGAGCGGAAACGAGGTGGATTTAAACCCGAACGTTGCCAACCGCAACAAAGGGGGGCGCAAGAAGCCGACTAAGAACTATTTCAGTGATGAAGCACTGGGAAAACTGGAGGATATTTTTCTGGCTCAGTGCTTCCAGTATCAGCGCGTGTGGTATGACGCAGGGCTTAAACACCGTATCCGCGACATTCTCAAATCCCGCCAGATTGGCGCAACGTTCTTCTTTGCACGGGAGGCGTTATTGCGCGCCCTGGCAACCGGGCATAACCAGATTTTCCTGTCAGCCAGTAAAACCCAGGCTTACGTCTTTCGTGAGTACATCATTCAGTTTGCCCGCCTCGCCGGTGTCGAGCTGACCGGCGATCCGATTGTGATCGGCAACAACGGCGCAAAGCTGATTTTCTTAGGCACCAACTCCAACACCGCCCAAAGCCACAACGGCGACCTGTACGTGGACGAAATCTTTTGGATCCCCAACTTCCAGAAGCTGCGCAAGGTCGCCAGCGGCATGGCGTCGCAGGAACATCTGCGCACCACCTATTTCTCCACGCCGTCAGCGCTGACGCACGGTGCATATCCGTTCTGGTCGGGTGAGCTGTTTAACAAGGGGCGGGAAAATCCGAACGACAGGATTGAGCTGGACATCGGCCATCACGCCCTGGCGAAAGGTCGGCTTTGTGAGGATGGTCAGTGGCGGCAAATCGTCACCATTGAGGATGCGTTAGCCGGGGGCTGCAACCTGTTCAACATCGACACACTGAAACAGGAAAACAGCGCGGAAGACTTCCGCAACCTGTTTATGTGTGAGTTTGTTGACGACCAGACGTCGGTATTCCCGTTCGCCGAGCTGCAGCGTTGCATGGTGGAAAGCGCGGAGGAATGGCAGGATTTCAGCCCGTTCGCCATGCGTCCGTTTGGTTATCGCGCTGTCTGGATTGGTTACGACCCGTCACACACCGGCGACAGCGCAGGCTGTGCCGTGGTGGCTCCGCCGCTGGTGGACGGGGGCAAGTTCCGCGTGTTGGAACGCCACCAGTGGAAAGGTATGGACTTCGCCGCCCAGGCGAAAAGTATTGAAGAACTCACAAAACGCTACTGCGTGGAATACATCGGCGTGGATGCCACCGGCATCGGCCAGGGGGTTTTCCAGCTTGTCCGGCAGTTCTTCCCCGCCGCAATGGAAATCCGCTACAGCCCGGAAACGAAAACAAAAATGGTATTGAAAGCCAAAGACACCATCACGTCCGGACGCCTGGAATACGACACCAACCATAAAGACATCACCTCATCATTCATGGCAATTCGCAAAACCATGACCGCCAGCGGCAGCCGCTCCACCTATGAGGCCAGCCGCAGCGAGGAAGCCAGTCACGCGGATGTCGCCTGGGCAATCATGCACGCATTGCTTAACGAACCTCTGACCGCCGCCAGCGGCGGCCAAAGTCCTAACATTCTGGAGTTTTATTAATATGAGTAAGCGAAAATTTCGCAAGGCGGCACAAACAGCAGTTACAGCAACCGCACAGCAGACCGGCGGCGCGGAGGCGTTCAGCTTTGGCGACCCGACGCCGGTATTAGACCGCCGTGAAATCCTGGATTACATCGAATGCACCGGTAACGGCCAGTGGTATGAGCCGCCGGTCAGCTTTGACGGCCTGGCTCGTACGTTGCGTGCTGCGGTGCATCACAGTTCATCGCTGTATGTGAAACGGAATATTCTGGCCTCGACCTTCGTCCCGCACCCGCTGTTATCACAGCAGGAGTTCAGCAGGTTCGCACTGGATTATCTGGTGTTCGGGAATGCGTTTTTGGAAGTGATCCGCAACCAGCTCGGCGACGCCGTGGTGATGAAAACCGTGCCCGCCAAATATGCCCGCCGAGGGGTTGAGCCAGATACTTACTGGTTTGTGCAGCAGTGGAAGGACGCGCATCAGTTTGAGGCGGGCAGCGTGTTTCAGCTGATTGAGCCGGACATTAATCAGGAGCTGTACGGCCTGCCGGAATACCTCAGCGCGCTGAATTCTGCCTGGCTGAATGAGGCCGCGACGCTGTTCCGCCGCAAGTACTACCAGAACGGCGCGCACGCCGGTTATATTCTCTACATGACAGATGCAGCACAAAGCAGCTCGGACATCGATCAGATGCGTAAAGCAATGCGGGACACCAAAGGGCTGGGCAATTTCCGCAACCTGTTCATGTACGCACCGAACGGCAAGCCGGACGGGATCAAAATTCTGCCGCTGAGTGAAGTCGCCACCAAGGACGATTTCTTTAACATCAAGAAAGCCAGCCAGAACGATTTGCTGTGCGCGCACCGCGTTCCGCCTCAGATGATGGGGATTATTCCGGAGAACAGTGGCGGGTTTGGGGATTCGGTTAAGGCGTCGCAAGTGTTTGTGCGTAATGAGCTGACGCCGTTGCAGGAACGGTTTAAGGAGTTGAATGCGTGGTTTGGGCAGGTGGTGATTAGGTTTACTTCTTATGAGCTTACGTCAGAGTAAAAATATAAAGCCCCGTGATATGGGGCTTAAGCCATCTTTTATCACTAAGCTATATTAGCTCACACATGATTTGACGGTCAACTAAGAGTAAGTAGTGGACGTGATGCTTAGAAAAACCATACTGAATAACATCGCCGAAAAGTGCTTAGGCTATCGTGTTAATTAAATGCTAATTACGCATTTAATAATCAAACTAATAATTAGCTTTGAATCAGCTATACTTTAAATATCAACAAGGTGATTTCTTCAACAATAAATTAATCATGCTAAACATTCTTTGAAAAAGGTACTCAATATGATCACTCTCTTTAATTTTAACCTGCTTCATTTCCGCATGCCTAATGAAATAAGAGTTTCCAATCTCAGTTAAGGCTTTCGCCTCTACTTCTAAAATCATTCTAAATTCTGGATTCTCGGCTGCTAGATTGAGTAACTGCATTACTGAATCTTTCTTATTCGATGGGTTGTAAATACTCTTCAGTCTTTCCCAAAAATCCCAAAGTTCTTTAACTGCATCGTATCGAATACTGACATCATAATTGATAATTTTCGCTTTTGAACGAGCAAGGATACTTCGCAGTTCCACCTCCTCAGGAGCTTTAATCCCTGACATCATTTTGACTAACTCAGGACTAAGCAGACGAATAACCTCTCCAGTTGGTAACAATTCGTATGCCAATCCATTCCGGGAAAAAATAGTATTGATTTTTTTAAGAAACTCTTCTCTGCCAGACTCTATATCAAAATCACTAATATGATAATGATTGAAATAGCTGTGATAGCTTCCCTCTATAGGAAGGGCAACATACTTAAAGCAAAACTGGAGTAAATCTAACACCTCCAGATAATTTGGAACGAAAGGTACTTTATCCACACTCCATGATAGTGATGAGCTATCATCCTCCATTTCTGTAATTAGAGGCCAATCAAGATTAGGGATCTCAGCCTGAAGTGCTGCTTTAAAGTCTCCGACTTCTGTTCCGATACATCCTTGTCCATCTGGGCACTCTTCAGGGAAAAACTTACCAAAGTAACCTTTACCAACCAAAACATTTATATAGGAAACGAATCCACCCCAGACCTTATCCGTGATTTCGTTGTTATTTCTCTGCACAGGACCCTTTTCTTTATCGCTGAAATATTCCATATTTGCACCTAAATTTTTTATGATTACTAATAATTTATGCCTGAAATATTTACAGATCAAGTGCTGATAGTCAGATTTTTATATTTCATCATTAAAAAATAATGAATAGTCTATCTACGTTAGATTTATTATTTGAAAACCCCAAAAAGTAGACCGTTTTTTTAAAGTCATAGAAAGAAAAGCATGCTTAAACCTTACTGTATAGGCGGGAAATAGTCATCTCCTGTTCCCTATTCATTTTTGATAGATACACGACAAGCCATATCCGAACAGAATGCCCAAAAACACATCATCAGAAAAAGTATTTAATAATCGCTTAGAGCGGAAATAATTAATGTTTTTTGCCATTTTTCCATTCGTTTCGATAAACTCACTGCCATTCGGATCTTCTTAATGTAAGTATCTTCTATACGACCTTTTAAAACGTTTCCGTAGTCTGCTGCAATGGCATCTTTAACATCATCCAAGTTGAACGCAGCATGCGCTTCTATACAGTTAATGTGTGAATCCCAAGATAAGAAGTCATGGCCTTGCTTTGGTAAATCTACTTGGCAGGCAAGTAGGTGGGCGTTATCTTGAATAAACTGAGGAATATTGGAGTTAATAAGCAGAATCAGCAAAGGCTGACAGCAAACGACCACCATGAATTTTTCTTTCGCCGGAGTGGTGAAATTACAATGAAACCGAAGAACATCACCAGGCGAAATACCTCGTTTCTCACTGAAATCCTTTTTAAAATCAGCAGAAAAAAAATCACCCAGTGTAGTCATTAACCCTCACCACGAAGATAAGAAACTAACTTTCCGCTTTCATCCAAGTGTTTTGCAATCACTTCAAGCGGGATTTCCTTGTTTTCAGTCACAGAACTCCAGATGGCGTCGTGACTAATTCGACGAATGACCCCAAACGGCTTGGAACCATACTCCTCTAAAGCCTGATTGATACATTCCAGGTCAGAATCACTAAAAAAGTTTTCATCAGCTGGGCGTAAAGTCTTCATTTGATACCCATCGACAGTTAGTGCTTTCCGAATTGTTTCTGCATCTAGTCCTTTCGGAAGAAATGAAGCGGTGCCACGTGCTGTTTTTATAATGTCAAAAGCACCACTAGCTACCGGACCATCTTTCATTGCGATATAGGTATCACCGAAAAGCATACGACCATACTCTTTTAAATGAGCACGGTCTGCAAAATAGAGTATTTTACCAACGTGATACACGTCAGCTATTGGTGCTTTTGAGGCGACATACAGAATGGCCTCAAGAGCCTTTTCTGAATCAAACCTTACATTAAGCATCATTTGTTCCTTTGGGTGAATAAAACATTACTCGTCAATGTGACTTACTTTCATTTTAAATCCGCCTAGGCTAGTAGGCAATCGAAAAAATGATTGTATTACAATTTAGCTTCTAAATTTAAGTGGCGCCTCCAACGTTGTGATTGGCGAAAGACGTGGATAGTCATAACATTACGTCAGACAAGATGTTCGCCACGATAGTTTCAGTCTTCAACAATATTTTGGCATCGTCCCTCAGTTTGCAATATCCGCTTCTTGTACAGGGAGGATTGCCATCCAAGGCCACTCCCAAAACATACTGAGTAATTGCTCATGCAGATTTACGTAGCTGACCTTCTATCTTTTACCCTGCCTAACTGCCTCATCACAATCTTGGAGGACTCCTGACGATCCCTATGCGCCGCCATTCACCACACTTCATCTCAACGCGGCGCTCCTGTCTGAAACCGTACCAAAAATGCTGGAAAAGAGAAAACATATCTGCATGTCGTTGGTTGCTCTATTTTTGACGATATACACTCGGCGCGCGCAATGTTACCCGCCTGCCCGCTTCTGACTTGACTCAATGCTTTTAATGCATGGTTCAGTAGGCCATAAAGCCCAGTCAGAGAGGCGAGCAGGTGTTTTTGGATCCTTTCGAGATCATGCAAAACCATGCACATAATGCATGCAGCGCTTCCCAATGAGTTTTTGCACAGAAATCAGTGAATTTTTCCTGGGGCATTGGTATCAAAAATAACTTTGAGCAGTTCATCGTTCGCCGCCGATGCCATCTCTGAAATCCATGCAGCAACCATTTCTCGCTCCTCCTCATCGCAGTCAACACGAGTGGAAAGTTTTGCAATCAAAGATATGCGTTCCAACAAAACTGCCGTCTGTAAAAAATCCATCTTATCCCCAAAAGTACTGTTTATATATCCAGCACTATAAAATCATCTGATTATGATTTCCATAAAAATCTGTACGTTATTAAATTTTATATACCCACAATCAATGAGTCTTACCCACCGTATGACCGCCGACTTACTCGTGCAAAGAGATATACATCATTCAAATTCAGCCCAGTCCGACAAAGGTTCAAAGCTCATGGACTGATCACCAAAGCTGATTTTCGCCCCGCGGCTTAACGCTTCCAGTTCCCAACGTTCCGCCGTGATGTCGTGTTTCATCAATTCACGTTCGATTTCCGGCAATCGCGCCCGTTCTTCAGCCGTCAATCTTGCTGATGGGGCAACATAGCGCCCCTTTGTTGGGTCAAAACTTCGCTGCGCCTTGCTAACTCTCGGTGTTTCCTCCCTTATACGCGCCACAATCGCCCTCACGGCGGCTGTGTCTGTCCAGTCAATAACTCGCAGGTTGTCAGAAGAGGACGCCGTAGCGGCGCTCCCTGCCTGGCTATCTCGCCCATTTGCAGCGGCTTTCTTTCCACCTAACCCACAGTTATTGACAGGACTCCGAGGCGCGCCGTGGGCGCTTTTTGAGGTCAAAACCTCAACGTCAACGGCGGAAGAAACGATGCGCCATTGAGTTGTACGGGTTTCATAAACATGGGAGTCGCCAAGGTGAGGCGCAAAAATGCCGACAACCTTTTTGACTTCTTCGTCGTAGGCATTCAACTCGTCAGCAACGCGGCGGGCTACACGCACGGTCTGATCGTCGCGAGGCACATTAGCGCCTCCCTGGGCTGACATGTACGCCATAAAATCACCGGCATCAGCAGCAGCGCGGACGGCTTCAACTTCTTCGTCAAAGGTTTCAGTCAGACTAATGGATCGGATGCGGCGGCACTCACGGTATGAACCCATGGTAGGCAGGCCGATAGGATGAAATTGAGGGATCCGCCAGGTAGCAGCCCAGGCCGTAACAGCGGCAGCGGAGTCTGTCAGCAGCTCGCCGGTTTCGTGGTCGCGCTCGCCTTCCAGTGCATAACCGTCGATGTTCTTTGCAATGTATTTAGCAATATAGCCAGCCGCGCCGCCACGGTTCATGTGCTTACAGTCAAAGCGGTTCTTTACCGCCCCGCGCTCGTCACCGTCTTCTTTCATGGCGTATTTGCGCATGATATCGATCACCCGCTGACGCATGGCGGGCTTAGTGAATAACATCATGTGCCAGTGCGGGGTCGCGTCGTGGTGAGGCTCGACAACGCGCATCCCGTAAACAGACAGACCGCTATCCTTGAACGCGGTGCGCATTTTGCTCCAGATCCCGCACAGATACCGCTGCGCATCTTTCGGGGTATAGGCTTCTTTGTCCCAGGCGTGATTTCGCTGAACACGCTTTTTATCGCCCTTACCCACCATGCGGGTCGGGTGATATTTAGAAGGGGTGGTGATGGTCAGAAACATCCCGACGTCGCCATTTGCAGCGGCATATTTTTCGGTGCCGGCGATCGTGTTCATTAACTCCATGCGGCGGATTTCAGGGTTAGAAATACTCGCCATCACTTTGTCGATCAGACTGAAACGCTCGCCGGTTTCGATGTTCTCCAGGTCGCAGCTTTTCAGATAGTCGAGATTCGACAGACGGCGCGCACGTACCTCACGGATAGCCTGCTTACTGGCATACGGAGAAGCATCGCGGTTCACTTTGCCGATGGCGATCAGTAAAGATTCACGCCAGCGGGTCCGCTGGCCTTTCAACTGGCGTAACCACCAATCCGGATTAACCAGGCGCGACATGGCAGCGATGGCGGAAACGGCATCCAGTCTGTCTTTGCAATACCTTGTCCAGTACATCGGCGTGACATTGAAAGCCTGTGCCATACCGGCAATTTCGCTATACAGCTCGCACTGAGTATCACTTTCAAAAAGAATCGAATTATCGCCGTTGTATTGAGCAAGCAGCTGATCACAACGGTCTTCATAGATTTCTTTGAGTTGTCCGGCGATGTCCTGAGCGAACCGTCGCAGCGGTTTATCGCTCATACTCGGCAGGCTGTGATAGGTGTCTGCCTCAGACATGAATTTCATGGAGGCTTTAACATTCATTGCGTGAGCGGCATTAACCGCTTCGACGCGGGGAAGGATGCTACGACCAAGGGTATAAATCAGGTATTTATTGGCGGCGTGAATGCCCTGTGTTTTCAGCAGATACGCATTGCGACCGGTGAAAATTTCCCGAAGATCGGTAGAGAGGTTTTTTACTCTGATTAAAACAGCTTGCCCCTGATCGTATTCATCACGGGTAAGCGGTCTTTCCAGGCCAGAAACAGCCTGGCGTGGTTTGTTCCAGGGAAACGCCCAAATTTCGGGCGTTTCAATCTGCGGAGTGAAGCGACTGGCCTGCATTACATACCGTCTTTAATGTCAATGACCAGATAGCCCGCATTGATGGCGGCAAATACGAGCAACACCACCGAGAATATGATCATTGATTGCCTCGATAATGCTTAGCGTTGAGTTCTGCCAATTCTTTGCAATACACGCACAGCTCAACACCAGGAAGAGCTGCGCGGCGTTCTTCGGGAATAGGTCGGTCACAGTCCAAGCAGAACATGGCGGAAACACCGGCAACAGGGGCGCGGGCGGCTTGGATTTGTGCAGCCAGAATCAAGTCTGCACGTTCCTGGGCGGTATCAATGACATCAGCCATGTGACACCTCCGGCTGTTGCAGTTTTACCAGGGCAGCAAATACCAGATCAGCAGCGCGGTTGTACTCGTTGCGCATTGATGCCGCGCTGGTGATTTTCTTAGCCCATATAGCGCGATCAACACAGCGATTGATGAATTCGGTAGCGAGGGAAAACCTCAACTGAAACACAGCCAGCGTGGAGCAATACTGTGTACGGGTTTCTTTATCCGTCTTGATTTCAGCCAGAATCAGGTCGCCGTTCTTTTTAGGGATGATGGTGAACGCCAGATCGATATCAATGCGCTTTGCCATTGCTTCAGCCATTTCTGGCGTGGCTTCTTCATGTTTCATCATCAGTGCAGGTCTCCCGCTTCATTTTGAATGCGGGTGGCTTCCTGGCGTAATGCTTCGGCAGCTTCGATTCCGGTCATTTCTTTTTGGATGATGAAACAGGCGATAGCCTCCAGACGTGAGGCAAACACCTGGGCACGATTGCCGCGCTCATCGTTACGTGCAGCATTGAGCATTAAGGTCAGCTCGCCGGTGTAGTCCCCTTCTGCCGACCCCATATCAAAACCGACAACAGGCAAGCCAGCAAAGCAGAGTCGGGATTTATTAATCATTGTTTTCATATGTAAAACTCCTGTTTTTGGGCAAAAGAATGCCCGGCGGGTTTACGCCAATTAATTTCAGTTCGGGTTAGTGTCTGATATTTATCTTGCAGTCATCTTCACTGATAAATTTCGGAAGTGACTCAGTTAAACCAAGTAAGGAATTCAGCGCCGCAACCACTTGATGTCGCTCAGTCGGCGTTAATTCTGCAAACTTCATTTCTACGTGGCGATTTTTTAGGCCAGCATGAAAGCAGATCGTTTTACGCATATGCAGCGGCTGACTATCAAATGTTTCCTGCGCTACATTCTTTTTGTGTTCCAACATCTCTTTAATTCTTGTCAGATGCTTTTTACCGATCTGGATATGTTCTTCGTTCCCTAAAAACATAATCACCTCAACAAAACAGGCGCTTTAAAAGCGGCTTTGAATTTCTCACTGCCTGCAGGGCAGTGGCTTTTGACAGTGAAGGACTCCAACGCTTTCCGCCTGGCAGTTCAATGCAGCCATGGCCGAAATGCCGTGAAGGGCTTTGTTGTTTCAGAAGTGGTGCAATTGAGATCGGCATAATCACACCATCCCATTGGTAGCAACGCTGGCGACGGCACCAACGGCAGAGGCCAGCACCGGTGAACCTTCGACCCGCCCCTGAATCGCCAAACCAATCAGCGACAGGTGACGGATCCCTGCGTTCACACTTTCCATAATTGCGTTTTTAACCTGGCGAGTTTGCCGTTCCGGTGATGCCGCACTTGCAGCAACCGATCCCAACGCCGCCGTGGCGTGAAGGGTATAGGTAGCAATATTCCCCTCGGCCAACTCATTCACTGGAACCGCAGGCATGCATTTCATCTGTGCCAGCAATCCATCGATCAGAGTTGCGTCTTCGGTGGCATCAGTGATCACTGCAATTTCAATGGCAGTGAGGTGATGAACCTGATCAGGATTCAGCTTGTTACGCAGGGTCTGTTCTTTCATTCCGATAGTGCGAGCAAGTTTTGACAGGTTGTGACGAACGGCAAAAGCACGACACGCGTTATCAAAATGCGGCTGGTTAGAAACCTGAAAATCAAACATGTTTACCTCTCAAAATTCACTTAATGTGAATTAAGCACCAATTATGATTTGAAAGCGTGAATGACCAAGATTCTTTTTGGCTTCCATTTCTTTATAACGAGCGTAAAGAATTCTGATTGGACCACCAGCACGTTTGTTGCCTTTCTTGATAGTGCGAGGCTCGATTGGAATGCGAGGGTTTTCGCCGGTTGTCTGGCGATAAACGGTGCGAACGGATACACCTTCGAGGGCGGCGAATTCCTCAGGATGGACAGTTGCGCGGGGGATCTTGATTGTAATGAGTGTGGTCATAATGCATTATTCCTCTTTAGTTAAATAAATGTCTTCGATGGTCAACGTTTGCCAACTTACGCCACCTAAGACAACTCACCAATGAGGAAGATACTCAACAAACGAGTATCAGTCAACATGGAAACTCACAAATGAAGATTCGTGACTACACTTTTGAGCCATTGTCTATATTAGATCGTGTATGTGATGCTTACGGTTTTCACCAAAAAATCCAACTAGCGCAGCACTTTGGTATTTCCTCGAGTTCCCTTTCCAATCGCTACACCCGTGGGACTCTCTCTTACGATTTCGTTGCCGTTTGTTCCATGGAAACAGGGGCAAACCTCAAATGGTTGTTAACTGGTGAAGGTCAAAAGTTCGCTGAAAAACTCACTGAAAGTGAAATTAAAAACTCACAGTTAGTGCTTAAAAAATTCACTCTTAGTGACGGGCAGTTAATTGAAGAAGGAGAAATGAGTATTGACCATCACTTCTTTAGTAAACCTCCACTCCAGGCTCAAGTGATCACTGCAGATGGCAGGACATATTTTATTGAACAAAAGACGCCCCTGTCTGACGGTACTTGGTTAATCGACGTGGACGGCTCAGTAAGCATTCGGGAACTGGCTCTTTTGCCTTCACGAAAACTACACGTTACCGGTGGCAAGATTCCGTTTGAATGCCGCATTGACGAGATCACCCCGCTCGGCAGAGTTGTAGGAATTTATACAGAGGTTAACTGATGGCGGTCAGAAAACAGGCCGATGGATGGTGGCTGTGCGAGCTTTATCCGAACGGTGCAAAAGGTAAACGCATACGCAAGAAATTCGCCACTAAGGGCGAAGCAATTGCGTTCGAGCAACACACAATCACTAAACCCTGGCAGGAAGAAAAAGAAGATAACCGCACCTTGCTGGAATTGATTAAAGCCTGGTATTCAGCTCACGGCATCACTTTAAAAGATGGCGAACGGCGTCTGGATGCCATGACTCATGCTTATGAATGCATGGGGCAACCTTTAGCAAGGGAATTTGATGCCCAGATGTTCTCGCGATATAGAGAAAAGCGCCTTTCCGGTGATTACGCACGTTCAAATCGAGTGAAGAAAGTCGCACCTCGAACCATCAATCTTGAGCTGGCCTATTTTAGAGCAGTCTTTAATGAGCTTGGCCGCCTCGGGGAATGGAAAGGCGACAACCCTATTAAGAATGTTCGCCCGTTCCGGACAGAAGAAAGCGAAATGGCGTTTCTTACAAAAGACCAGATTGGGAAATTATTGGAAGAGTGCGCAAGGGAAAAGAATAATGACCTCGTTAGTATCGTAAAATTATGTCTATCAACGGGTGCTCGCTGGTCAGAGGCAGAGGAATTAAATAAAAACCAAGTCACAAAATATAAAATCACTTACACAAAGACCAAAGGTCGGAAAAATAGAACAATACCCATAAGTGAAGAACTCTATGAATCTTTACCGGAAGTGAAAAAAGGAAGGCTATTTAAGAAATGTTATGGCGCATTCCGTTACGCACTCGAACGCACAGATATTGAGTTACCAGCCGGTCAGCTAACTCATGTATTAAGACACACCTTCGCATCACATTTCATGATGAACGGTGGTAATATTTTGGTGTTACAGAGGGTGCTCGGTCACACAGACATAAAAATGACGATGCGCTATGCACACTTCGCGCCTGAGCATTTAGAAGATGCTGTGAAATACAACCCACTACACAACTTTTAAAAAACATTGAGGAGTATCTATGGCCGCAAAATCTTATACATGTCAATTATATGAAAGCGAAGGCATTGCAAAAATAGTTATATTTTCAGGATTGGACTTTGATTTAATAATACATCCCTATGTATATGGAGAGCCATTGGTAACGTTACAGCCAGTCTATTTCCTAGAACAGTTAGGATCTATAGCAAAGCTGAGAGTTGAATATCCAAAAATAATATCAGAGCTAGAAACCGAATATTTGATAGATAATTATCTTTTTGAATACAGCCTAATACATGATTCCTCTCGCATTTGCTCAAAGATAGACACCCCTGCCTTTTGGGTACCAGATTTCAGTGATTTCTATCAATACCATGATCAAAGAAGAACGAGAGCATTAACTCTTGACCCTTTAAATGATAAATCAATAATTTCCATTCAGGATCTAGAAGGTAACGATTGGCCTTTTACAGATTATTGCATTCCTAAAGAGTTTGTAGATGACGCACTTAAAGAATCAGCCACAAAAATTCTAGAAATCCATAAACAAAAACTTATCGCGATGATTAATTTCACATCTGAGAGAAATGGATATCTTGGTAAACTTAGATTATTAGAAAATGAAGGCTATTTAATAGATTTCACTCAAGCTGTTGCGTTTGATTATATAACTGAATATAGTTTAAAGGATAAAAATTCGTATAGATTATCATCCGACATTGAACATGAAAGGTATATTGAACTACCTATTGAAAGAATCACTGCTAAAGAAAAATACTCACCTACATTGCTATCATTTTATTTTTCTGGTCTTAGAGAAAGAAATCCTTTGATTAGCTTCACAGGGTTTTATAATGTTCTTGAGTATTACTTAGAAGAAGCACCTGTTCTCTTAGGGTTTCAGCCCTTAAGAACAGAGAGAGAAAACCTTCAAAAAGTAGTTGAACTCCTTACAGATCAAAATGAGCTTTATACCAAGCTAAATTCGCTGAGTAATACGACAAAGACTAAGCTACAAAATGACATAATATCATCCTCAAAAGTTAAAATTAAAGGATTAAGAATAATTAATCGCACTTCATTAATTAAAGATATGAGTGATTGGCTGTACGGAATTCGTTGCGCCGTAGTTCATTCTAAAAAAAGCAGAAAAGGTAAAACAGAGGCAATCTTCGAGCCTTATTCAGAAGAATCAGAAAATATAACCCCAGCTTTAGAGGTCATTAAGTGGCTAGCCCAAAAGTGCATCCTTAAAGACAATCAACTCAGGAAGATAGCTCCATAAAGATTACTATGCACACGACTAAAAATACAACTGTACAAAATTAGCATCGACCTCTAACTATATAATATTGCGAGCTACACAATGGAAATTTTTAATAATTTCGTTTTACAAACCATAGCATCTACAGTTTTAAGTGGTACACTTGTAACTTGTTTAGGATGGTTTCTTAGAACCTGGTTTAGAGAGCGAATTCAGCAGAGCATTAAAAACGAATACGACAAGAAATTAGAAAAATTTAAGGCTGAAATTAAAACCGAATCTGATGTGCGCCTCACAGAAATGAAAGCAGTTCTAGAACGCCAATCCGAAATATTAAAAATTGCTGCTACATCTTTCTCTGAAGTACAAAAAGCAACTATCTCAAAGAAAATTGAGGCTGTCGATATTCTGTGGCACGGAATTATAAAATTTAGAAAAGAATTTCCTGCTTCTGCTAGTTTTACCGACGTTTTGACAGATAAAGAGATGTGTGGCTTTTACACAGACCAAAAATTACGCAAACATTCAGATAACTTAGATAAATTTGATTTAAATGAATTAGTAACTATTCGTTCCAATGAAGTTTCATTAGTCCGACCACATCTAGGTGAGTATTTATGGGCTCTTTACTCTACATACAGCATTATATTAATTCGCTCAATTTTTTTATTAAAGTCAGGTAAGAGTGATCAAGATAAAATAGCTTGGCATCGCGATAAAAATATAAAGAAATTGATAGAATCCGCTTTCGGTAACAAATGTCTTTCTGAATTTGAAAAACTTGAACTTGGAAGATATCAATGGTTAAGCAACCAATTTGAATCTTCGTTATTTAAAGCGATTGATACTCTTTTAACAGGTAAGAGTTTTAGCGATGCCGCTTTAAGCCAAGCACAATTAATGGAAAAACAAATTATCAGTTCTATTCCTCCCCATGAATAGATAATACTACCGTCCGTCAATAATCTCACGATTCTGGCACTGAACTAACTTTCAGATTTGACTATACTCACAAATTAGCAATTGTAGTTTTATCAGATGTGTAAGGTTAGATACCAAAGTACTTAATTTATAAGCTCAGATAATAAGTTTATACCGTTCTGTATTGCCTCTAAGTCACGTTGAAACTAGTGGCGATAGAGTGGCGATACAGATGGAGTATATAGGTAACTCCTGGCAAACAATGCCTCTTTATGTCATTGACATATATAATAAATAACTATTTTTACTAGCAATAACTTGATACTCATAATCGCTTGGTCGCTGGTTCAAGTCCAGCAAGGGCCACCAGATTAAACAAGGACTTACGCTAAAAACGTGAGTCCTTTGTTTTTTTGGGGATATGCCGGGGATATTTTGCACGGGCAATCATGGTTGTTTTGCGTGCAAAGTGGCCTAGCTTATCTCTCCTATTCGCTGAGGCTGTTCAATGAAAACGTATCTCGAATGTTTCAAGGAAGTGCGCCAGCAGTTTATTGAGTCCAATCCGGGCATGGTTAGCCGTATTGAATACGAAGCAAACCAACACGCCCCTAATTTAGGACTATCTGAAAAAGAGTTTTTTGATGATGAAATTGGAAAATTGTTTATCAGCGAACTCGCGAGGCATGGTGGCGATCCAGTTCTCACGGTAATTAGAATGAGTTCGGCTGATGATGAAACTAAAAATACTCTGCAGGCTGAGCATTACCAAACAATAGCTGACGCTCTTGGGATGCCTCTGAACGAATATCTAATAGAAAACCGTATCATTCTATAGCGGGGCTGGCGCTGGTGGCCGCAATGCGTGAACCCTGCGGCCAATACGTTAAGCACTCCGGCTATGCGTGGAGCTGGTGCCTGGAACATCATCCACGGCCTTTAACATCTCTTTCCTAAACTCCCCACGTTTTAAGTTCTTCCCGTCGAACCACTCCGCCACCACGTCGCCACGTCGCCATCGTTATAGCCCATGCCCATGAATAGCCAGAATTCACTATCAGCCGCCTTTACTCCGGCAACAGTCATAAGCGGACTTCCACTTTTCAACATCACTACATCGCCAACACTAAACATGGTCACCTCTGTTAGTTAGTATTTTCAGCGCACATTCTGCGCAGGATGCGGAAGTTTTCGGATCCTGATTTACACATTTTTGCGCAGTTCTCTCTGCTACTTTCCCCAGCATTGGCGCTGCTTCCTTTGAATTCTGCGTACTAAATTGCGCAGTGCATTTTTGCGCAGTTCTGCCGCTTTCCGGTTGGCTCGAAATTAGCAAACCAATCGTGATAAATCTATACATCTTGAGAATAGGAAAACTTAGGGAAAGTACGCAAAAACTCAACAAAACTTAATATACAAAAAAGCATTCCCAACTGGATGCGGGCTATTAATAGCCTGAGAAACCGGTATGTTTAACCGCGTTTTTCCCGTCCGTCCATTTCCGTCCATCCAAATTTTGGACGGACTTTGCGTACTTTTTTGCGTACTGTTTTTGCATACCTGCGTACCATTTTTCCGTGCCAATCTGGCGCCAATTATTCTGCAAAACATAGGGGAAGATGTGGGGGTAACTGATAGGCCGCAATGGTGGCAAATGTTGGATAAAACCACCAGCAAACGGTGCCCGGTGGCTGATACTTTGCAGCGCGGATGTTTAGGCCAGATAAGCGAATACCAACAGGAGGATAAACAGGACAACAAACAGTGCCAGCGAGTTACCCAACCATCGCCGCCATCGCCACCCCGCCCCAGTTCCAATAAACGTAAATATCCCCATCACGATTGGTGGCAAAAAAAATAGAACTGAAACCATCGTGATCAACTGAGGCGATCCGCAATGTTCCAAATCACGGCACCCTTTAACGAATAGTTTTAAGGGCTCCATTTTTAGGGATTTGAAAATTACATCACCAATAACGTGATAAATAATCGTCACGCCGAAACCAATAACAATTGAAAGGAATACCGTAATTATGCGTTTCATAAAATATGCCAAAAAAGAATCTCTTTTGCTTTACTGAGATCGGAATAAGTGGGCACCAGCCCCCAAAAGTCTACGGACTCTTTACCCACTGTGAACCTCATGAAATTTGTTGCCGCACCTCTTAAGCCATTATTTGGGAACCGGCTACCGTTCCATAAATCAATATGACCGCCGCTCACACTATCACCAGACTCCCCGTCCCGCGCCCAATAGCCGCCAAAGAAGATGATCCCCGTTCTGCCGCCCACCTTATCTCGCCAGCTTGCGCCGGTAACGTTCTCCGGCTTGGCCGGTAGCCCGGCAAAGGGTTTCAGCGCCAGCCAGCGCGCCATCTCATCAGCGCGAGTGGCGGTGGCCTTACCGCCCAGCAGAATACGCCCAATGCTGCTTTTACCTGCCGCCGGCTTAATGACTTTCTGCGAAAAAGATTTCATTTCAATCCCTACCGCGTGAAGGGTGGCACTCAGACGGATCGCGCACTGGTTTGAATAGTCCGGATTATCATAGGGATTGCCCGTTACATAATTATCCCAAAGTTGCTCAAATCTAATCGGCGTAATTTGAACAATTTTCAGTGAGCCTGGTGTGTCATTTGTGGGTATCGTTTTGCGGCCTGCGCCGCGTATTGGCCTCGCCATGCCTATCCCTTCCCTAAGGCATCGTCGCCCACATGAATATCGTATGAATCTAATCCATTGGTGGCAATGCGGGGTAACCGCCCATCCTCACCAATGGTGCCAGCAAAGTGGCGGCCATCGCGCGCCTCTATGTAATAAGGCAATCCCGCCAGCTCTCGAGCGCGGGTGGTTGACTGAATAGTGATTTGCTCATCATAGCCGCCAGACTCGCCAGCATAATCAATTTGGATGGGATGCTTCGCATGACCCTGCGCAATTAAATCCGCCAGAGTGAGGGTATGAAACATCGCCGTTTTAGAATTAATAAGTTTCGGGGGCGGGGTGCATTTACAAATACACAAATCACCGCTCAAACCTTCCGGCTTTCCTTCATAAGTAGAATTATGCCTCGGTGTAACACACAATAAATAACCTGTTGTCCCACACGCAGGGCATGAAATTTTGTCGCCTTGTACAGCAATGGGTAAACCGTCGTAGCTTGTATTGATAGCACTACAACCGATAATTGATCCGCCCGCAGTAGTCTTATCACCTAAGACCAATACATATCTGTTCATCTAAATCCCTTAAATGAGCTGGCGCCCAGCGCCAGTGGCAAACTGTTATTTCCATGGCGCTGAGTAACCACGAACCAAAAACCCCTCAATTCCCTCCTCAGGTACGTGGATTTCTGCTGCAATGCCGGTATCTGGTAACCACTCAATAACATCGCCGTTCTCAGCTTCACTACCAATGATCGCAGCAGGGAAACCCCGGTAAGCGAACCCATACCCGGCACCGGAGACAATGCAGGAAACCGATCCATCCGGATATACAACTTCATCCCCTACGTGCGCCAGCCGGTGCCTCCCTTCACCAAAGTAAATATGGTCTTCACGCTCTTGTACACGCACCACGCCGCCGCGCTTTGTCCTTGAACCTTCTAAGGCCAATGGATGTACCGATTTAACTTTCTTTGCTTCTTCCATAGAACACATCCTGTGATTCATTGAGCATGAGAAAAAATACTACGCCTTGTAAAAAACGTGCTTACTCTCAGCGATCAAAAACTGCTGATTTTCAGATGATTATTATTAACTTCAATACCTCGGCTAGCCCCATCCGGGCAGGGTACGACCGTGCGTCGAAGTCATGTTAACGAATAGAAAATCAGACTTTCCAACAGCCTTTACAGATCGTTTTCCTTTAATCGATCGTTTTAAGTGATCAAATTCATCTCAATGATGAATTAGCCAATATTATTAAAAATGGGTATCGGATTGAGCTGCAGACCAGCGTGATGCGGTATTTCTGAAGAGGGGTGAAAACTTTTAAATTCGCGGGTGTAAAAATACGATGGAGCAGGCCGTCCGGCGGGCTGCGGGCTGTAGCGATTTGATTCCCTCTCCCTTGCCGTGCTGGTACTGCGGGGTTCATGTCTGGCATGAGGCTATCTCAACGCGGCGGCCGTGACCGCGTCCACCCGAAAACAGGTGCTGCCATTCTCTCCCACTGGCGCTTCTGCGCCGCCAGTGCCTCAGCGGCATCCGTTCGAAAGGTTAAGGCGGCTTGCTCATCCCTTGAGATGATGGCGCTGTATTTTTATGAGGTGAGTCCCCCTGCAAATCTTTTACGATTTGAGGGTCTACCTCCTCTACCTTTTCGGGTGAGCCCTTACAGGACATGGCTTACAGCGGGGTATTTTCTGACTAAAGATCAGATTGGGCAATTACTTGAAAAATGCGGACGAAAAAATAATAATGGCTTCGTTTGCATCGTTAAGTTATGCCTATCAACCGGCGTACGCTGGTCAGAGGCAGAGGAACTTAATAAAAGCCAGATCACCAAGTACAAAGTCACTTATACGAAGACTAAAGGCAGAAAAAACCGAACTATTCTTATAAGTGAAGAGCTTCACAAATCACTTCCGGAATTGAAAAAAGGGAGGTTGTTCAAAAATTGCTACGGCGCTTTTCGCTCCGCACTGGAACGTACAGATATTGAGTTGCCCGCAGGTCAGTTAACGCACGTACTACGCCATACTTTTGCATCGCACTTTATGATGAATGGCGGTAACATATTGGTGTTGCAAAGAGTACTTGGACATACTGATATTAAAATGACGATGCGTTATGCGCATTTCGCACCAAATCATTTTGATGAAGCTTTGAAATTTAATCCCTTAAGCAACAGTCTATAG